CCCTCCTTGAAGGTCTCAAAGGCGTCCGCCGCTCATCAATGGGTGTTATTTTAGAAAACACCAAAAAGCAACTACTTTCTGAAAGTAATGCTGGAACTACAACCGCTGGTAATATTGCCACACTAAATCGTGTCATTCTTCCAGTTATTCGCCGTGTTATGCCTACTGTTATCGCTAACGAGTTAATTGGTGTTCAACCAATGACTGGTCCAGTTGGACAGATTCATACACTACGTGTTCGCTATGCTCAAAACTTGACAGACAATTCAGCAGCTCAAACTTCGGTTGTGGCTGGTGACGAAGCTCTATCACCATTCTTGATCGCTCAAGCGTATTCACGTACAAAGTCTAGCGATAATACAGCAAACAGTTATACCGCAGCTCCAACCGCTACTCTTGAAGGTAACGGCGGAAAAGCAATCTCTGTACAGATTCTACGTCAAGCTGTCGAAGCCAAGAGCCGTAAGTTACAAGCTCGTTGGACATTCGAAGCTGCACAAGACGCACAATCAATGCATGGTATCGACGTTGAAGCCGAAATCATGGCCGCTTTAGCACAAGAAATTACTGCTGAAATCGACCAAGAAATTCTTCTTTCATTACGTCAATTGGCTGCTACTGAGTTTACATATAACCAAGCTACCGTTTCTGGTACCGCTACATACGTTGGTGACGAACACGCTGCTTTAGCTGTTCTAATTAACCGTGTTGCTAACCTAATCGCCCAACGTACTCGTCGTGGCGCTGGTAACTGGTGTGTTGTTTCTTCAGAAATGCTGACTGTTCTTCAGTCTGCTACAACATCAGCTTTTGCCCGTACTACAGAAGGTACATTCGAAGCACCTACTAATACAAAATTAGTCGGTACATTGAACAACGCAATGCGCGTTTTCGTTGACTCATATGCTCCAAGTGGAACACCAGTTCTAGTTGGTTATAAGGGTTCTTCAGAAACAGACGCAGCTGCATTCTATTGCCCATACATTCCGTTGATGAGCAGTGGTGTTGTTCTAGATCCGTCAACATTCGAACCAGTCGTTTCGTTTATGACGAGATACGGCTACGTGGAATTGACAAACACAGCATCCAGCTTTGGTAATGCTGCTGACTACGTTGGTGAGATCGCGGTAACTAATATATCGTTTCAGTGATATTTTACCACTATTCAAGAACTTTTTGAATATAGTAAAACAAAAACCCGCTTCGGCGGGTTTTTTGTTGTCTATTTTTTCTTACGTGGTCTACCACCAAGTTGCCATCCTTGTTCTATCCAAGATTGAAGTGTATCTTGTTTGACTTTTTTCTCGACATCGTTTCTATTAATACTAACAACACCTAGATTAGCCGCAGCAACAGCGTCACCATGTCCTTCTGATTTAGGCTTACGACAAGATATGGCAATCTTATTCTTATGAACGTCATTCATCGGCCCACGAACTAACCCTATCATAGAATCTCGTTGCTTATCTCTTGTTTCTTGAGATCGTTTATCCGTACCATTTTTCTTCATTGTGTCAACTGACTTTCTTACTTTTTCTTTTAATTTTTCATCTGTTAATTTTGGTCTATTCTGAGCCGCTTCTTTTACTCTGGCTAAAACTTCAGGACGATCTTCTTTACGACCTTTGTTCCAAATTTCTCGACCATTTATAAATTGTTCACTCATAGTTTCACTATGATTCTTACTCCACTCTATTCTGTTCTTCTCATACGCTCTGACAATAGCATATGATGACTGACGTTCCATATGTTCTCCAGAGACACCCATCATATTAAAGGCATATATCATTGATACTTTGGCTGATCCAGTAGTCATTTTAGTCAAGAGCCAATGACACCAAGCGTGATCATGTCCAGTTAATTTGACAAGATTTTCAGGTGAATCATTGCCACCCATACTACGTGGGATAATATGATGTATTTCACCACGAGAATCTTTATCTAAAATGGCTCGTTTTTGGATGATACCATAGTACCATCGTGTATATTTTGTATTGTTAAATTGGTTCATATGTTTATTTATCTTTCGCTGTTACTAATATTACTTTTCAATCTTTAACTATACACTGTCATTCATTAAATGTCAACAAATATGATCAATCAAGATAAATATTATATATTATAGGATACTACTATGTTAGACAATCAAACACGTATGAGAGCAATGTTAAATTTAATTGAATCAGTAGATCAAGGTAAAAAACTCAAATTAAATGAAAGTATTGGTGAAGAATTATCTGAAGATAGTGGTTCTGATCCTCGTCAACTTGCACAAGAAGCACTTAGTGCAGCAGTAAGATACATTCAAGATGCATTAGAAGTATCTGAAGAAGATGAAGAAATTGCTTATGAATATTTTCGTGACGAAAATGCTGAAACAGTACTTGACATTTTTGTTGAGTATATTGAACATCAAGTTGATGCTCAACATAATGGTGATGCACCACCTAATGACGATTTTTAAATATTATTAAAAAAGATAAATACAGTATAATATAGGATACTAACATGTTAGACAATCAAACACGTATGAGATCAATGCTAGATTTAATTGAGTCAGTAGATCAAGGTAAAAAAATTAATTTAAATGAAAGTATTGAAGAGAAAGTATCTGAAGATGTAGAAGATACTCATCAAGATCCAGAAAGTTTAGCTGAAGAAGCACTTGATGCCGCTGCCGCATATATTCAAGATAAACTTGGAATTACAGATGGTGGTCCAGCTGGTATGTTCTTTAGTGGAGAAAATGGTATAACTGTAGAAAAGATTTTTGCTGATTATGTCATGTTTGAATATAAAAATATGGAAGACGATAATTCACAAACTTTAGATGAAGGCGCTATGAAGCGTTGGCTTATAAATCAAGCAATGTCTATGGAGAAAGATGATTTTGTTGCAAATGCGATGCGACGCAACGGGGCGATTTTTCTGAGCTCAGAAGAAGCAGAAGAATACTGGGACAATATTAACGGTGTAGACGATGAAGAATCTGATAGTAATACACGTAGCAATCAATTTGAATCAGTAAAATCTAAAACTGGAAAATTACCATCAATGGCACATATTAAAAAAATGTGTAAAGATGGAAAAACTGTAGCAGAAATTTGTAAAATGCATCCTGATTGTGATCGTGCCGAATTAAAACAAATGGTAGCTGATTGTAAAGATAAATTGTCAGAGTCTGGTGAAGGGAATTCTTCTACTCGTGAAAAATCTGTCAGTGACAGTGATGAAGGATATGATAAATGGGATCCAAAACATCCTAATTTTGCAAAAAACTACAAGAAATATAAGACTAGTAATCCAGAAGGAACATTAAAATCTTTTATTGCTCATTTGAAGAAAGGTGCATTGGCAGAAGGTGTTAGACTTAACAAATTTCGTCAAGTAGCTGATATTCTCAAAACATTACCTGAAAATAATCGTAAGATTTTAGCTAAGCGTCACTGTAAGATTTTTGAAAGTAATAATTCACGTTTTAATAGTAGAAAGTTTATGACATATATTGGTCTTAATGAAGGTGATGTAGAAGATTTCTTAGCACGTGGTGGAAAAATACAACAAGGTGCACCAACAGATAAAAAGACACCTAGAGCTAGAAATTCTAGTTATACTGATCATTCAATGCGTAAGGGTGAACAAGGTCGTCGTGGTAGAGGTTATCAAGATTATGATCCTGATGATCATCAGTCACGTAATGATGATATTGATTATCCAACAAAAGATATTCGTAAACCTGAATATGAAAGTAAACAAATGAATGAAACTTATGGTAATGGTGAGATTGAAGTTAACTTTATCAATAGTGGAACTGGTCAACAGTTAGGTATGAAGACAGTTCAAGCTGGTAGCATTACATTAGATAATTATGGACGTCCGGTTATGAAAGTTTCATCTCCATTTGCATCTGGTAATACGTTAATGGCTAATTTTGATTCTAAAACTGGTGGTTGGGTTGTTGATTTAGACTAATTACAATCTGATATTACTCCAATCAATGGTGGCATCCACTGTTAATTCCGCCCTCTTTTTGATATTTTTCAATCTGAGGGCGTTACAATTTTGGCAGATAGTTTCTCCATTAATCAAACATAATTGACAACTATCAATTGATTCAAAGTTACATATATTGCACTTTGAATCTTTTTTCTTTTTGGTATATTTTAATTTTGCACAATGATTGCATAAAGTATGCCATCGCTGATATCCACTTACACTACGACCATTTGGTCTTGATGGTAATTTATTACATTCTTTACACATGGGTCTGATAGATTGTTGTTTTAGCATTATAATATTTATGTTATAAGTCATGGGACCCTAGTTTTGACGATTAATTTAAATATAATACGATAAATATTACTATAACTGGATAAAGCATGGCACAACAAATTATTAACATTGGAGCTTCGTCAAACGATGGTAATGGCGATCCTCTAAGACTTGCGTTTGAAAAGATTAATGAAAACTTTACTCAACTATATAGTTTAGGATCCGGTGGAACTGCGGCTCCACCACCAGGCGCAGTTCAATTTGCGGCCACAAATAATCTAGATACAATTGCTTATAATAGCGGTACATGGGTAATATTTGGTACACCATTACGATATTTTTACAGTACAGATGGAATAAATTACAGTAATCAAACTAGTCCAGTTAATCAACCAATAAATTCAGTAACTCCAACACCATTAGGATTTATTGCAGTTGGAGATAATGGTACTATTATCACAAGTAGTAATATTGCCACTACATGGACAGTACAAACAAGCGGAACAACAGAAAATTTATTACGAGTATATTATACTGATATTACTGGATTATATGTTGCGGTTGGTGAAAATGGAACAATATTAACTAGTTTAAATGCTATTACTTGGACTTTACAGGCTACTGGAGTATTAGAAAATTTACGTGGTATTGCTTATGATGTAGACAATGGTATATATGTTGTAGTTGGTAATGCTGGTACAATATTATTAAGTGAAGACGCAATAGATTGGATTATCCAAGATGGTGGAGTTGTTGATAATTTAAATAGCGTGGTATTTGATGGTGACAATTATATTGCAACTGGAAATAATGGTACAGTAATTGTCAGTTCTGATGGTATAACATGGACATCATCAATTAGTGGAACTGTTGAAAATCTTAATACAATTACGTTGGCAACTGTATCAACTATACCTACATTGGTATCAGCTGGCGATAATGGAATTCAAATCACTAGTAACAATGGTGCAACATCATGGTCTACTAGTAGTACTGGAACAACTAGTAATTTAATTGATAGTATATATGGTAGTGGTGAATATTATATAGTTGGAACAGACGGCGTAATTATCAGTGGTGTAAATGGAACTAGTTGGACTGATTTAAGTATACCAAGCGGATTAGATGGTAGTAGTAATTTTATATTTGATGTTGAGACTAGTACATTAAACATTACTAATATTGATTCTAGTAATGTTACATCAAATATTTCTAGTAGTAATATTGCTACGGCAAATCAATTGGTAGTATATACTCGTGCCAATTTAGGAGATATTGGGAATGTAGTTATTACTGGTGGTGCTAGTGGACTAGTAGTCAGTACTGACGGATTAGGTAATTTATATTGGGGTGCTGGAGGTGGTGGTACTGCTGGATCAACTGGTGCAACTGGATTCAGAGGTGCTACTGGAGCCACAGGTGCTACTGGATCAACTGGATTTACCGGAAGTACTGGATTTACCGGAAGTACCGGATTTACAGGAAGTACTGGATTTACAGGTGCTACTGGTAGTACAGGTGCTACTGGATTTGACGGAGCCACTGGATTTACTGGTTCTACGGGTGCCACTGGATTAGATGGAGCCACTGGAAGTACAGGTGCTACTGGATTTACTGGCGCTACTGGATTAGATGGAGCCACTGGATTTATCGGAGCCACTGGATTCATCGGTGCTACAGGAAGCGGAGCCACTGGATCTACTGGTTTTGAAGGATCCACTGGCGCAACAGGACTAGATGGATCAACTGGAGCCACAGGTGCTACTGGTTACGGTGCCACTGGTGCCACTGGAATTCAAGGTGATATTGGTGCTACTGGAGTAGCAGGTACGTCAGTTTCCATAATAGGATCAGTACCAAATGTAAACGTTGATCCTCCTAATAATCCACAAACAACACTTAATGCTGCATTTCCATCTGCAGTACTTGGAAATGGAGTTATAGATCAAGCTACTGGTAATTTATGGGTTTATGATGGTACACTTTGGGTCAATGTTGGAACTATTGTGGGTCCAACTGGATATACAGGTGCTACTGGATATACAGGCGCCACAGGAGCAACTGGCGTTCAAGGTGACATAGGTGCTACTGGATTTATTGGTTCTACTGGAGCCACGGGACTAGATGGATCAACTGGCGCAACTGGAGTTCAAGGTGATATAGGTGCTACTGGTTTTGATGGAGCCACTGGTGCTACTGGATTAGATGGTGCCACTGGCGCTACTGGTTTTGATGGAGCCACTGGCGCAACCGGAATTCAAGGTGATATTGGGGCAACTGGTTTTGACGGAGCCACAGGTGCTACTGGATTACAGGGCGACATAGGTGCCACTGGATTTGATGGCGCTACTGGTGCTACTGGATTAGATGGATCAACTGGCGCTACTGGAATTCAAGGAGACATAGGTGCTACCGGATTTGACGGAGCCACTGGAGCTACTGGAATTCAAGGTGACATAGGTGCTACTGGATTTGATGGGGCCACTGGACCAATTGGATTTGACGGAGCCACTGGTGCTACTGGATTACAGGGTGATATTGGTGCTACTGGATTTGACGGAGCCACTGGTGCTACTGGATTACAGGGTGATATTGGTGCTACTGGAGTTCAGGGTGATATAGGTGCCACTGGTTTTGACGGAGCCACTGGCGCTACTGGATTAGATGGAGCCACAGGTGCTACCGGATTAGACGGATCTACTGGTGCTACTGGATTACAGGGTGATATTGGTGCTACTGGATTAGATGGAGCCACTGGTGCTACTGGAGTTCAGGGCGACATAGGTGCTACTGGATTTACTGGAGCCACAGGATCTACTGGATTAGACGGATCTACCGGTGCCACTGGAGTTCAAGGTGATATTGGATCTACTGGTGCTACTGGTTTTGATGGAGCTACCGGATTTACTGGATCAACTGGATTTGACGGCGCTACTGGTTTTGATGGATCAACTGGATTTACTGGATCAACAGGTGCTACTGGTGTTACTGGATTACAGGGAGCTACTGGATTACAGGGGGCTACTGGATTTATAGGAAGTACGGGTGCTACTGGATTTGACGGTTCTACTGGATTTGATGGATCAACTGGATTTACTGGCGCTACAGGTGCCACTGGATTATCTGGTGGTGTTGGTAGTATTGGGTCAACTGGTGCTACTGGATTAACTGGAGCGACTGGTACTGGGGTATCAATAATTACTGATACTGTTGATAATAATACATTTTATCCTGCTCTTTCAAATATTTTTACTGGTAGCTTAGCTACGATATATGTAAGTAGTAGTAAATTAACATTTAATCCTAGTACTGGTCAACTAAACGCTGTAGAAGTCAACTCTACTAGCGATGGAACATTGAAAGAAAATATTAAAAATATTGTTAGTCCGTTAACTATTTTGAATCAAATTACTGGAGTTTCTTTTAATTGGAAAGAATGGGGTAAGAAATCTTATGGAGTAATTGCTCAAGAAGTTGCTAAAATTTTACCAGAATTGGTATCAAAAAATGAAAATGGATTATCAGTTTCGTATTTGCCATTAATTGCTATCTTAATTGAAGCAGTTAAGGAACAACAAAAACAAATTGATGAAATAAGAAAGATAAAATAACGTTCAAATTTGAACGTAGTTGGGTTATAATATATATTTGATAATACATAATTATAGCGTCTCTAGACGCTATTTTTATTAAAAATGTCAATAATTTAATTATAACATACTGATAAATACAGAGATAAATCATATTTAAAACATGATAGCCTAGTACCCAAAAGGAAACGAAGATGGCAATTAAGATTTGTGGTAATATTGTATTACCAAACATTAATGGTGGGAATTGTAATAACTATTCTCTTGGCGCAAATGCATTAGAATCAGTTACTACTGGATGTAACAACTTTGCGGTTGGGTTAGGCGCCGCCACACTTAACGTCATTGGATGTAATAACACAGCTATTGGGTATGGATCGTTATGTAACAATGTAACTGGGTCTGATAATATTGCAATTGGATATTCATCATTATTTTCTAATACTATTGGTGATGATAATATTGCTTTAGGATATGAAGCACTTAAATGTAATCTTGCTAGTACAAATATTGCAATAGGCGGTAGTTCATTAAGATGTAATACTACTGGCAGTGGAAACGTTGGTATTGGTTTTCTTTCTTTAGAATGTAATTCTACTGGTAAATTCAACGTTGCAATTGGTGGTTATGGATCATTAAGAAATAACAATGCAGGAGATTATAATATTGCATTGGGTGCTAGATCATTAGAAACTAATGTTTGTGGTCGTTATAATATAGCACAGGGTTATTACGCACTTGGATCAAACACTGTAGGTAATAGTAATATCGCTCAAGGTCATTGTGCTTTAAGAGACAATATCACTGGGTCAAACAACGTTGGTATTGGTTGTGCTGCATTATTTAAAAATACAATTGGTTCAAACAACTTTGCTGCTGGATTAGGTGCATTGTGTTTAAGTGCTGCTGGTGATAATAACACGGCAATTGGATACAAAACACTGGCAACAAATAGTAATGGATTCAATAACGTTGCCATTGGATGTCTTGCACTTAATAATAATGAATTTGGTAATGACAATTTTGCTGCTGGATATAGATCATTATTCAACAATATAACTGGAAGTAATAGTGTAGCTATTGGATGTTGTGCTCTTTACAATTCTTCTTCTACTACTGGTGGAAATATTGCAATTGGTTCAGATGCGGGTAAGGCAATTACTAATGGAATAAACAATACAGTTATTGGTTCATTACCGGCGGCTGCTGGATGTGTATGTACTGTATTGATTGGTGCTGGTACTTGTGAACGTATTCGTGTTGATAATACTGGATTGTATATTAACAATGCATTATGGATCAACAATGGTGCTACAGGTGCCACTGGATTTACTGGTGCTACTGGTGCCACTGGAGTTGATGGATCAACTGGTGCTACTGGACTTCAAGGTGCTACTGGATTTACTGGATCAACTGGACCTCAAGGTGAGGCAGGTTCAACTGGCGCTACTGGATTTACGGGTGCCACAGGACTTCAAGGAGATATTGGTGCTACTGGTGCTAGTGGACTTCAAGGAGATATTGGTGCCACTGGTGCATCAGGACTAAATGGTTCTACTGGTGCAACGGGTTCTACTGGATTTACAGGCTCAACTGGATTTACTGGAGCCACTGGAAGTACAGGTGCCACTGGATTTACAGGATCAACTGGTATTCAAGGTGAGATTGGATCAACTGGTGCTACAGGTATACAAGGAAATATTGGATCAACTGGCGCTACAGGTATTCAAGGTGATATTGGATCAACTGGCGCTACAGGTATTCAAGGTGATATTGGTTCTACAGGCTCAACTGGTGCCACAGGTATTCAAGGTTTTGTAGGAACAACTGGCGCTACTGGATTTACAGGAGCTACAGGAAGTACAGGTGCTACTGGATTTACTGGTGCCACAGGCTCAACTGGTGCAACAGGTATTCAAGGAGATATTGGTTCCACAGGTTCAACAGGTGCTACTGGATTTACAGGCGCTACAGGAAGTACAGGTGCTACTGGATTTACTGGTTCAACCGGTGCTACCGGAAGTACAGGTGCTACTGGATTTACTGGTGCTACTGGTAGTACTGGAGCCACTGGATTTACAGGAAGTACAGGCGCCACTGGTGCTACAGGTATTCAAGGTGATATTGGATCAACAGGTGCTACTGGATTTACTGGTGCCACAGGTAGTACTGGTGCTACTGGAGTTCAAGGTGATATAGGTAGTACTGGATCTACTGGATTCACAGGATCAACTGGAAGTACAGGTTCTACTGGATTTACTGGTGCTACTGGAAGTACTGGATCAACAGGATTTACTGGTGCTACTGGAAGTACGGGTGCTACTGGGTTTGACGGTGCCACTGGAAGTACAGGTGCTACTGGATTTACCGGTGCTACTGGATCAACAGGTGCTACTGGATTTGACGGTTCTACAGGCGCAACAGGCGCTACTGGATTTCAAGGTTCTACAGGCGCAACAGGTGCAACAGGAAGTGGATCAACTGGATTTACAGGTGCTACTGGTTCAACTGGATCTACTGGAAATATTGGATCAACTGGATCAACCGGTTCAACTGGATTCACTGGATCAACCGGTGCTACTGGATTTGATGGAGCCACTGGTGCCACTGGTGCCACTGGAGTTCAAGGTGATATAGGTAGTACTGGATCTACTGGATTCACAGGTGCTACCGGAAGTACTGGTGCTACTGGACTTACAGGGGCAACTGGTATATCTGGAGGAGTTGGAAGTATTGGTGCCACTGGTGCTACCGGATTCACAGGTGCTACCGGAAGTACTGGCGCTACTGGAATACAAGGTTTTGTAGGAACTACAGGATCTACTGGATTTACTGGAGCCACAGGTGCTACTGGTATATCAGGGGGAATTGGAAATACTGGATCAACAGGTGCAACTGGATCAACAGGTGCTACTGGATTTACTGGATCAACTGGATCAACAGGTGCTACTGGATTTACTGGATCAACTGGAGCCACTGGTGCTACAGGGAGCGGAGCCACTGGTGCTACTGGTGCTACTGGAGTTCAAGGCGATATAGGTTCTACTGGTGCTACTGGATTCACAGGTGCTACTGGGGCAACTGGTGCTACAGGAAGTGGAGCCACTGGTGCTACTGGTTTTGATGGTGCTACTGGAAGTACGGGTGCTACTGGATTTACTGGATCAACTGGAGCCACAGGTTCCACCGGCGCTACTGGATTTACTGGCGCTACAGGATCAACAGGTGCAACTGGATTTACAGGAAGTACAGGTGCTACTGGATTTGACGGAGCCACAGGAGCAACTGGCGCTACAGGAAATATAGGATCAACTGGATCAACGGGTGCTACTGGATTCACTGGTGCCACTGGTTCAACGGGCTCCACTGGATTTACAGGAAGTACTGGTGCTACTGGATTTGATGGAGCCACAGGCTCTACTGGTGCTACTGGATTTACAGGTTCAACTGGATCTACTGGTTCTACAGGATTTACGGGTTCTACTGGTTCTACAGGATCAACAGGATTTACAGGTGCTACTGGATTTACAGGAAGTACAGGTGCCACCGGAAGTACAGGGGCCACTGGATTCACTGGTGCTACTGGTAGTACAGGTGCTACTGGATTTGACGGCGCAACTGGTAGTACAGGTGCTACTGGATTTGACGGCGCAACTGGAAGTACAGGTGCCACTGGATTTACTGGGTCAACTGGTGCTACTGGCGCTACTGGATCCACAGGATTTACTGGTGCTACTGGAAGTACAGGTGCCACTGGATTTACTGGGTCAACTGGTGCTACTGGCGCTACTGGATTTACTGGGTCAACTGGTGCAACTGGATTTACAGGAAGTACAGGTGCCACAGGCTCTACAGGATTCACCGGTGCTACTGGATTTACCGGCGCTACCGGATCAACTGGTGCTACTGGATTTACTGGTGCTACTGGTGCCATCGGAAGTACTGGTGCTACTGGATTTACAGGAGCCACAGGAAGTACAGGTGCAACTGGATTTATAGGTAGTACTGGTGCTACTGGATTTACCGGTGCTACCGGAAGTACAGGTGCAACTGGATTCACTGGATCTACTGGATTCACTGGGTCAACTGGAGCTACTGGATTTACTGGCGCTACTGGTTCAACAGGTGCTACTGGATTTACAGGTAGTACAGGTGCTACTGGATTTACAGGAAGTACAGGTGCTACTGGATTTACAGGAAGTACAGGATTTACAGGTTCTACAGGTTCTACAGGTGCTACTGGATTTACAGGAAGTACAGGTGCCACTGGATTTACTGGAGCTACCGGAAGTACAGGTGCAACTGGATTCACTGGATCTACTGGAAGTACAGGTGCCACTGGATTTACTGGTGCTACTGGAAGTGGAGCCACTGGAGCCACCGGATCAACTGGTGCAACTGGATTTACAGGTGCTACTGGAAGTACGGGTGCTACTGGATTTACTGGATCAACAGGTGCTACAGGCGCTACAGGAAGTGGGGCAACAGGAGCCACCGGATCTACAGGATTTACAGGAAGTACTGGTGCAACAGGAAGTACTGGTGCTACTGGATTTACTGGAGCCACTGGAAGTACTGGTGCTACTGGATTTATTGGAGCCACTGGTGCAACAGGAGCCGGAGCCACTGGCGCTACTGGTGCTACTGGAAGTGGAGCCACCGGCGCTACTGGTGCTGGAGCCACTGGATCTACAGGCGCAACTGGATTTACGGGTGCTACTGGATCAACTGGTGCTACTGGATTTACTGGTGCTACTGGATTTATAGGAGCCACTGGTGCTACTGGAAGCGGAGCCACTGGATCTACAGGAGCAACTGGATTTACTGGATCAACAGGAGCCACTGGAGCCACTGGAAGTGGAGCAACTGGTGCCACTGGTGCTACTGGAAGCGGAGCCACTGGTGCTACCGGATCAACAGGTGCTACTGGATTTACAGGAAGTACCGGCGCCACTGGTGCTACTGGAAGCGGAGCCACTGGTGCAACAGGAAGTACAGGTGCTACTGGGTTCACTGGTGCCACAGGAAGTACCGGCGCTACTGGAAATATCGGATCAACGGGAAGTACAGGTGCTACCGGATTCACTGGTGCTACTGGAAGTACCGGTGCTACTGGATTTATAGGAGCCACTGGTGCAACTGGAAGCGGAGCAACAGGAGCCACTGGATTCACTGGATCAACTGGAAGTACTGGTTCTACTGGATTTACAGGAAGTACTGGTGCTACCGGATCAACTGGTGCCACTGGATTTACTGGATCAACTGGAAGTACAGGTGCTACTGGATTTACAGGAAGTACAGGTGCTACTGGTGCTACTGGAAGCGGTGCTACTGGTGCAACTGGCGCAACAGGATTTACAGGATCAACTGGATTTACAGGTGCTACTGGATTTACAGGAAGTACAGGATCAACAGGTGCTACCGGATTCACTGGTGCTACTGGAAGTACCGGTGCTACTGGATTTATAGGAGCCACTGGAGCCACTGGAAGTGGATCAACTGGTGCCACTGGCGCAACTGGATTTCGTGGAGCCACTGGAAGTACAGGTGCCACTGGATTTACAGGAAGTACAGGTGCCACTGGCGCTACTGGAAGTGGAGCAACTGGTGCTACTGGTGCAACTGGTGCTACTGGAAGCGGAGCCACTGGTGCTACTGGTTCTACTGGGTTCACTGGTGCTACAGGTTCAACAGGTGCTACTGGATTTACTGGTAGTACAGGAGCCACCGGTGCTACAGGAAGTGGAGCAACTGGCGCTACTGGTTCTACGGGTGCTACTGGGTTTACTGGTTCAACTGGAGCCACTGGTGCTACTGGAAGTGGAGCCACAGGTGCTACTGGCGCTACTGGATTCACAGGTGCCACTGGAGCCACTGGAGCTACCGGAATTGGGGCATCATTAAACGCTCAATGTTCACTATATATTGGTGGTGGTGGTACAAGTTCCAACACTAGTTCATTAAGTAATATTGCTATTGGATGTTGTGCACTATTTGCAGTAACTAGTGGATGTAACAATTATGCTGTTGGAATTTCTGCATTACAAAATAATACTACTGGATCTAATAATACGGCTATTGGATATTGTGCACTCGCTCTTAATACTACTGGATTTTACAATACTGCTATTGGATTCTGCGCTCTTGGAAATAATACCATTGGAAGTTACAATACTGCTATTGGATATTTGACATTATCAAAAAATACCACTGGATGTAATAACGTAGCTATTGGATTGCAATCTCTAGAGAATAATACTACTGGATGTCAGAATACCGCTATAGGACTTGCAGTACTTAATCGTAATACTACCGGAACTGGTAATATTGGTATTGGATATTTTTCATTGCTATTCAATACTTACGGTAATAATAATACCTCATTTGGACAGTGTACACTTCACTGTAATATTACTGGATGTAACAATACTGCTATTGGATGGTGTGCACTTAAAAACAATCTTGGCGGAAGTAATAATACTGCGATTGGATGTAGTGCACTATTATCAAATACAATTGGATGTAATAATATCGCTCACGGTTATAAATCATTAGTCAATAATACTACTGGAAGTAGTAACATTGCTCTTGGATTATGTAGTGGATGTCTAATTACTACTGGCACTAATAACACAATTATTGGTTCATTACCAGCTGCTGCTGGATGTGTGTGTACATTATTGATTGGTGCTGGTACATGTGAACGTTTACGTGTTGATAATACTGGTTTATATGTTAATAATTCATTGATTGTTAGTGGAAATGGTTCTACTGGTGCAACCGGATTCACTGGAAGTACAGGTGCAACTGGATTTACTGGTGCTACAGGTGCTACAGGCGCTACTGGTGCTACCGGAAGCGGATCTACTGGTGCTACTGGATTTACTGGAAGTACCGGAGCCACTGGAAGTACAGGCGCCACTGGATTTACTGGAAGTACTGGTGCAACTGGTGCTACTGGTAGTGGAGCCACTGGCGCCACAGGCGCTACTGGATTTAGAGGAGCAACAGGAAGTACAGGTGCTACTGGATTTACTGGAAGTACTGGAGCCACTGGTGCTACTGGAAGCGGAGCCACTGGTGCTACTGGATTTACTGGGGCCACAGGCGCTACAGGTTCAACTGGCGCCACCGGATTTACTGGAAGTACAGGTGCCACAGGTGCTACTGGAAGCGGTGCTACAGGCGCCACAGGAGCTACTGGAACCATAGGAGCCACTGGTGCTAGTGGACTTGGGTCAACAGGTGCTACTGGATTTACAGGTGCTACTGGAGCCACAGGAAGTGGTGCAACTGGTGCTACTGGATTTATTGGTACTACTGGCGCAACTGGATTTAGAGGTGCTACCGGATCAACCGGTGCTACTGGATTTACAGGTGCTACCGGAAGCGGAGCCACAGGTGCTACCGGAAGTACAGGTGCCACTGGATTTACAGGATCAACTGGTAGTACAGGTGCTACTGGATTTACAGGTGCTACTGGTGCCACAGGAAGCGGCGCCACTGGTGCTACTGGATTTATTGGTGCTACTGGCGCTACTGGATTTAGAGGAGCCACTGGTAGTACAGGCGCTACTGGATTTACAGGTGCTACTGGAGCCACAGGAAGTGGTGCCACTGGTGCTACCGGATCAACCGGTGCTACTGGATTTACAGGATCAACTGGTAGTACAGGTGCTACTGGATTTACAGGTGCTACTGGAGCCACAGGAAGTGGTGCAACTGGTGCTACTGGATTTATTGGTGCTACTGGCGCAACTGGATTTAGAGGTGCTACCGGATCAACCGGTGCTACTGGATTTACAGGTGCTACTGGAGCCACTGGCGCTGGTGCAACTGGATCAACAGGTGCTACTGGATTTACTGGATCAACAGGTGCTACTGGATTTACAGGTGCAACTGGCGCAACTGGATTTACAGGTGCCACCGGCGCTACAGGTCTGACTGCCATCGGTGGATCATTTGTACATACTCAATCAGTCACCGCAACTGTTTGGACAGTAAATCATAATCTTGGAGTTCAATATGTTAACGTTGAAGTCGTAGATTCAACAGGAAATAGTTGGAACGGAAGATATAATTATCCAACGATAAATTTTGTAAATTCAAATCAATTAACTATTACATTTACATCAACTCAGACAGGCTGGGCAGCAGTAACTAGTGGCGGAGGGCAATCTGGTGCCACTGGTTCTACAGGTGCCACTGGATTTACTGGTGCTACCGGTGCCACTGGAGCCACAGGTGCTACTGGATTTAGAGGAGCAACAGGAAGTACGGGTGCTACTGGATTCACTGGATCAACAGGAGCCACTGGCGCTACTGGAAGTGGAGCCACTGGTGCTACTGGTGCCACTGGATTTACTGGTGCTACTGGAAGTACGGGTGCTACTGGATTCACTGGATCAACAGGAGCCACTGGTGCTACTGGAAGCGGATCAACAGGAGCCACTGGATTTATTGGTTCAACAGGCGCTACTGGACCTGCTGGTGCAGGTGGTACACCAGCTACACCAACTGCTCTAGGTACTGTATATGCCTCAACTACTAGTAGTACTGTTAATATATCAGTAGGCTATTGTAGTGGTAATACAACTCAAACAGGATTTAATAACGTTGCTTTCGGATGTGCCTCTTTAGTATGTAATACTACTGGATGTAACAACTTTGCAGCTGCATATTATGCTCTTAACGGTAATACAACAGGTATCAATAATTTTGCTGTTGGACTTTGTGCATTGGGACGTAATAGTTCAGGAAATAATAACTTTGCTCAAGGATATAAATCTCTTGTTTGCAATACAACCGGATCAAATAATACTTCTATCGGATGTAATACACTTGCCACTAATACAATTGGAATTAACAACGTTGCTATTGGAACTCAGGCGCTTTACTGTAATAGTACTGGTAGCAATAACTTTGCAGTTGGATATCAGTCACTTCTGAATAATTCAAGTGGAACAAACAATATTGCTATTGGATGTACTAGTCTTTACTGTACTACTACTGGATCAAATAATATTGGTATTGGTCTTACTTCACTTTTTACTAATACAATTGGAACTAATAACGTTGCTATTGGAAATGCTGCACTTTACTGCATTACAACTGGATCAAATAACATTGGTTTTGGACCATGTAGTGGATGTCTAATATCTGTTGGTGCAAACAATACCGTTATTGGATCATTAACCGCTGCAGCTGGATGTGTATGCACAGTATTAATTGGCGCTGGTACTTGCGAACGTATTCGTGTTGACAATAGTGGATTATATATTAACAATGCATTAGTTGGTGGTTTGTCATTAACGGCTCAATGTTCATTATACGTTGGTGGTGGTGGTACAAGTGCTAACACTAGTTCAGTAAGTAACATTGCAATTGGTTGTTGTGCCTTATTTGCAGTAACTAGTGGATGTAATAATACTGCTATTGGTCTTAATACACTTGCCTCTAATAACACTGGAAATAACAATACCGCTATTGGATTTAATTCTCTTTGTTCTAATACTACTGGAAGTAACAATACTGCTATTGGAATTAGAACATTATTTAGTAATACTATTGGAAATAGTAATACTGCTATTGGATTTGGTGCTCTTTGTGTTAATACTAGCGGAAGTAATAACGTTGCCATTGGATGTTTGGCACTGGTAAGAAATACTACTGGAATTCATAACACAGCTATTGGTTTGGGTGCACTTTGTACTAATACTAGTGGAAGTAACAATGTAGCGATTGGATATGGTACACTTGCTCTTAATACTACTGGATCAAACAATATCGCTATTGGATGTTTATCTCTAGTTCTTAATACCACTGGATCAAGTAATATCGGTATTGGATTATGTAGTGGATGTGCATTAACTACTGGTGTAAATAATACTGTAATCGGTTCATTACCAGCAGCTGCAGCTTGTGTATGTACATTATTATTAGGTGCTGGTACATGTGAACGTATTCGTGTTGATAATAGTGGATTATATGTAAACAACTCGTTGCTTGCTGGTAATGTGGTTGGACCAGCATCGGCTACAGATAATGCTGTAGCACGTTTTGACTTAACAACAGGCAAGATTATTCAAAACTCTGCGGTTATCGTTGATGACACGGGCAATGTGGGGATTGGCACGACCTCCCCCACATTGCCACTAAACATTGGAACATCTACGCTGCCCGCTGGAGTAACAATTAATGGGCAAATGATTAGCTCAGATGTTGCTGATACAACACCGCTATTAAGTCTTCGACGTTCCGCTGCCATTGGCAATCCCATTTTTGCTCAATTTACTTCTGCAGGAACAGCAGCTGCTCCTACAGCGATTGCACTTAATCGTGGCTTGGGAAGAAATGATTGGTGGGGTTTTGACGGCACTAACTATATTAATGCCGCAGCTGTATCAGTGGCGGCAGATGGAGCGGTATCTGCTGGTGTTGTCCCCGGCAGAATAGTTTTTGCAACGTCCGCAACTAATACTCCAGTAGAAGCAATGCGAATTACTTCTGCTGGTAATGTTGGAATTGGAACTGCAACGCCGACATTTAAGTTACAAGTTGTTGGTTCATTTGCCGCAACAACAAAATCATTCGTAATTGATCACCCAACTAAATCTGGAATGAAACTTCGTTATGGATCTTTAGAAGGTCCAGAGAACGGTGTTTATGTAAGAGGTAAAACTCAGACCAACATTATTGAACTTCCAGAATATTGGACAAAGTTGATCAATCCTGAGTCAATCACTGTACAATTAACACCAATTGGACACTATCAAACGTTATATGTTGAAAAGATAGAAGACAATAAAGTATACATTTCTAGCGATAATTTGTTGAATAGTTCAATTAATTGTTATTTTAATATATTGGCAGAGAGAATTGACGTTGAGAAATTAGAAGTGGAGATAAAGTAATGGCAGTAGCTTATAATCCTAAAATAGTAACTAATGGTTTAGTTCTTTATTTAGATGCGGCTAATATAAAAAGTTACGGTGGAATTAACTATGTATCCTATAGTAACTATAATGCTATTACTTGGACAAACTACTTTCCAACTAATGCAACATTGACAACAGGAATTGTGGCGCCAGATGGTACTGCAACCGCAGTTAGAATAACGTGTACATCTGGTGGCAACAGTCTATTAAGAGTTTTATTACCGTCATTTACACCCAATGGGACCAGTAACTGGACTGTGAGTTTTTATGTTAGAAAAGTATCAGGATCAATTGGTGTAACTAACTTTGATCTAGCAGATGGAACTCCAAATGCAGATTATACTTCCAGTCTTATAACAGGAGAATGGGTTAGAGTACAATCTTCGGCTGTATCTACCGCTGTTGCAAAATCTTTTGTAGATTTATTAAGTGACGGTGCAAGAGATTATGTATTAGATTTTTGGGGACTACAAATTGAGCCAGGTTTTTCTGCCACTCAATTGACAACAACCACTGGATCTGTTGCAACTGCCAATGTCAATCTTTGGAGAGATTTAACTTCCAATGGTTTGACTGGAACTTTTTCTAACAATCCATTATATGATGGTTCAAATCAAGGAAACTTGTCATTTAACGGAACTAATGCCAGTGTAAACTTACCAAATTCTAGTTTATTACAATTTTTAAATAGATCCGCATATAGCTTTGAAGTTTGGGTGTATCCAAGAACAGATACCAGCTCCAATTATCCTGGTTTCATCAACAGAGAATCTAATACTGGTACTGGTCGCGACGGATATAATTTATATTATACCAAAGTCGGAGTTGCAGCCGGATCTAATTTAGTTGCAACTGAAAGATTTGGAACTGGTACACAAAACAGCGTTGGCACAACACTTACTGATGCTGTTTTTTTCAATAACTGGCAATGTTACTGCACAACATACAATGGAACTACGTTGAGTTTTTATAGAAATGGAGTATTAATTGGTTCTATAGAATCAACAGTTAACGTGACCAATACTACACAAGTAGTGACTATAGGACAACGTGGCGGAGTATATTCAGATTCTAAAATAGCCACTACAAAATTTTATAACACGGCATTAACTGCTACTGAAGTTTCACAAAACTTTAATGCTCTTCGTGGAAGGTATGGAATATAATGGGATTAAATCATTCTCCATCAGTAATAACAAACAGTTTATTAGCCAACTACGATTTTGCTAATATAAAAAGTTTCAATCCTGCTCAGAACTTATTAAAATATTCAGATCAATTCGTTAATAGTCCATGGGCTACAATTGGACCTAATGTAACAGTAACTCAAAATACCACATCAAATCCACTTGATTTTCAATTAAACGCCGATACATTAGCTACAAGTTCATATGTTTCTGGAGATAGTATATATCAAGATGTCAGTTTGTCGGGAACTGGAACTGTTACCTTGTCTGTTTTTGTCAAAGCAACCAGCACTCCACCAACAACCATTACTTTAGCTGCGTTTTTTCTTGGGAGCTCAACTCAACCTTTTAGTTTTAATTTTACTCCCAGTACAGGAGTGATTTCAAACGGGACTGCCACTGGTTATTCAGTATCTTATGCAGATGGATGGTATAGAATCTATACTACCGTAACAGGAACAATTGCAGCAAATAGTGTATTAAGATGGCAGATATACTTAAATTCAACTGGATCAGTTTATCTATATGGATCACAACTAGAACTTAATTCGTCAATGAATGAATATACTGCAACAACAGCCACTACTACTGTTAGATCAACCAATATAATAGATACGATTGGCGGATATAACATGTCGGATAGTTATGGTAATAATGCTTATTATATTAATACTACAAATAGTTATATGCAGTTTACTCGTACTGCCGCTATACCAAAAGATGGAGGAGGGTCTTTTGTTAGTACATCAGGTCCATTATCTGTTACTAACTTTTTGTATAATGATCATACTTGGGAAGTTTGGTTCAGAATAGATGATAGAAATCCTGGAGGATACGGTGATGTAACTGAAGGTTCTAGTACGTTAGCACTTTATTCTGGATATCACGCTGGATTTATGTATACTGCTACTGTAATGTCATATGTAATATGGAATGGATCAGCTGGTCCTACTTGTGCATCATGGACTCTAGGTGATACTGGGGCTCAAATAAATCAAGGATCTTGGTATCAAATAGTAGTAACTAGATCAGGTAATGTATTTACGCCCTATATCAACGGATCTCCACTTGGATCAGGATCAACAACAGTAACCAGTGTCTCAGGAGTATTCACTAGTAATCAACTTTGGTTGGGAAAAACTCAAAACGTTGCTCCCGGAGCTAGTTTTTATTTGTTATACTCTAAGAATTCAGTAGCCAATATGAAAATGTATAACCGAACATTATCAGCTCCAGAAATTTCTCAGAATTTTAATGCATTAAGAGGGAGATTTGGAATATGAGTGCGTATGATGGACCCTACATAATAACCAATGGACTAAGTTTGTGTGTGGATGCTGCAAACATTAGAAGTTATCCAGGTACAGGTACAACTTGGACTGATCTGAGTGGTAATGGAAATAATTTAACTTTAACTAATTCACCAACTTGGAACAGTTCTGGATATTTTTCAACAGGTTTAACTGGATACTTTACTGGTGATGGGAGTGCATCAATACCCACAGGAAATTCTCCTTATACTATGATTTGTTGGGTAAGAGTTACTGGATCTTGGACAGATGGTAAAGGTATTATGTCCATTGGTGGATTTGATACAAATAATCAATCAAATGCATTAAGAACTTATACCAGTACTCTTGGATATTTGTCACATTATTGGTGGAATAATGATCTTGCAATTACAAATAATAATGCAGGATTGTCTGTGGGAACTTGGTTTATGGCAACAGCACAATTTGATGGGACCAATAGAAGAGTATGGGCAAATACTACTAATGTTGGTAGTGATACTCCAACTTCACATAATGTAACCTCAACTACAATTCAAGTTGCAAAAACATATTCAACAGAATATCTTCAGGGAGATATTGCAACTGCGCTAATATATAATAGAGGATTGAGTTTTACAGAGATACAAACAAACTTTACAGCCTTAAGATCACGTTATGGAATATGATAAATACATATGATAAATACATATGATAAATAATGCATTAGGATAAAGAATGGCAAATTCAGACAAAAATATAGTAATTACTCCAAACATAGGACAAACTACTGATCCAACTATTGTGTTTAGTGGGGCTAATTCTACACTTGCTGCTCAAAATATTACACTTACAACTCTTCCAGATAGTAATGGAACGTTAAGTTTTAGTGGAACAGCAGGTCAGTTATTGTCAATAACAAATAGTTTAACTGGTACTATATTTTCAGTCAATGATGTATCTGGTATACCTATCATTGAAGTATTTGCCAATAGCACTATTAGAATGACACAATATGGCGGTAATGTAGAAATTTATGGTAATTTGATTACGCCTAATCTGAATGTAGTTCTTAATGATATATCAAATCAATTTGACAATGTAACTTCAGTGTTTTCGTTGAAAAATAATCAATCTAATGTAACAAATATTGTAAATAGTAAAGATGTAAGTGTCACAGTAGGTGGGCAAACTTTGGCACCATATGTAACACAATTAACTTGGCCTTGGTTTGTAGACTATGATAGTTGGAGAGGATTTAGAATTAAAAGTGATTCAGTTAGTAGTAATGTTATCATTTATAATTCGCCAGCAATTGGCGATCAATCATCTATAATTATTACTGATAATTCGTCAACAATTCAAACACGCAGGTACCCGTTTGCCCCAGAAACAATCGCACTAGGAGATGAATAAAAATGGCAAAGAACGTTATAATTGAAAGATATACTTTTACCCCAGGAACTCGTACAGTACAAGTTATCGGTAAAAATATTCGTAGAGAACAACTATTGTTGATCACTAATACCACTACCGATACAGTGATCTATAATTTTTCGGACCCAAGTCTAGGTGCTAGTAGTTATGTTAACGCGGTGGATTCAACCACTGGTTTAGAAACTACCACCATTGTGTTGGCGTATAACACCACGGCTATGAACAGTACTGATAAAATTTCTGTCATGGTTGAAGAAAGTTACTACGAAGTTAAACCCAACGAAACTCTTAGAGATCCTGTAGACAAGTTACGAGTCAGTACACCTCAAGCCTTGATTGATACCGACTTTGAATATGGTATTCAACCAACTAAATGGGAAAGTCAAACTCTTGTAAACAATCGTCCATCATCATTCTATGATTCCAGTCAGGGTATCAGCAACGTGGCCAGCGTACCCACATATCGTGGCGCTTCAGGTTCTTATACCATGACCAACGTGACTGCCAGTACCACCACAGTCACAGTGACTATCAATAACACCACTGGTATTACTGTAGGCAGACCCATATTCATACAAGGTACGCTAGATACTGCTAATGCTGACGGATATTGGATAGTAGAAAGTGTAACAACCAACACTAGCTTTACCTATAGCGCAGTCACAAGTCCGGCCGCAGCTTTGTTTGATGCTACTAAAACTTATTTGTTTATTGCAGACTTTTTCACAGGTGCTGCTATTCCTGCTGCTACTAATTCTATTGTGTTGAATGGTACTATAGGCACAGTAACCACCACCAATCCACATGGACTACGAGTAGGCAGTGGTATTTTCATAATAGGTACTACAGGTGCTACTGGTAGACTAAACTCCAGTTGGACTGTGGCCACCACACCCACTGCAAACACATTTACTTTTGCTTGTACAGCTACCGGAACAATTACAGCAGTGCTCAACGCTTCACTTTATACTAGAACTCTGGGTTATATAGAACACAGACCTTTTGATGGAGGAGTACAAAGTAGTAATCAACTTCCATATCACGGCGGTCAAGTTATACGTCAGTCACGCCGACAGTTTCGCTATCAGTCTGGTAAAGCCATACAGTTCAGTACTGGAACTATTCTGAAACCAAATCTGACAATAAACAACATAACCAGTTCTGGCGCTACAGTAACAGTAACCACTCGTCTGAGTCATGGTCTAGGAGTTGGTGCTACAGTGATTATCACTGGAGCCGATCAAACTGCTTACAATGGAACATTTACTGTAACTGCGGTTACAAATTTTTATGTTTTTACATTTACAGCGTTAAGTACTCCGTCAGCAACACCTGCCACTGGTAACAATATTACTGTGGCTCCAAATTCTTGGTATGGAGGTCCAATTCGTGTAGGCATGTTTGACAGTCAGAATGGAGCATTTTTTGAATTTGATGGACAAACTCTGTGGGTAGTACGACGCAGTAGTACTCTGCAAACATCTGGAACATCATCAGTGACTCAAGACAGTCCCACTGTTACAGGCACTTCAACTAAGTTTTCTAGTGAATTTAAGCCAGGCGATTTTATTGTAATACGTGGACAAAGCTACATTATACAACATATAGCATCAGATACCAGTATGACTATTTACCCAGAATATCGTGGTGCTACAGCTATTAACTGTGTAATCAGTAGAACGGTAGACACACGTTTTGCACAGACCAACTGGAACATTGATCGCTGTGATGGAACAGGGGCCAGTCTTTACAACATTAACTTGGCTCGTATTCAGATGCTTTACATGGATTACAGCTGGTATGGTGCTGGTTCTGTGAGATTTGGATTTAAAAATAATCGTGGCGAAGTGATTTACTGTCATCGTATAATCAACAATAACCTCAACACAGAAGCCTATTTCCGGTCGGGTAACTTGCCGGCCAGATACGAAACCAGTAGTTTGCCTTATTACACATATTTGACAGCAACCTTGACATCTGGTATTACGGCAAGCATGAGTGTGGCTGATACTACATTTTTTGCACCATCGGGAGTGTTGGCAGTCATTGCATCAGCCACAACTGGTGCTATAGAGTACATATCCTATACTGGTAAAACAGCAACTACATTTACTGGTCTAACGAGAAATGTCATCAATCTAACTGGTCCTGGTGGTCTTACTGGTGGGGGTGGAACAGGAGTTGCCACTACATTTACATTCAGTGCAACAGCGCCTGTCAAAGTAGAACAATACAGTCCGCAAGTTGCGCCTGCGATCAATCACTGGGGTAGTTCAGTAATTATGGATGGTGGGTTTGACGATGACAAGCAATTTGAATTCGTGGCAGGTATGCGAAATGCCATTACCAACATTGGCGCAGGTGTCACACAACCACTAATCAGTCTACGTGTATCGCCTAGCGTAGACTCTGGTCTTGTTGGTACCATGGGCATACGCGAACTTCAAAATCGTATGCAGTTGGTGTTAAAACAATGCGGGGTTTATAGTACAGGTGCTAGTGTGTCGTTGTTGATTACGGGTCGTCTTAATGGTCGTCTTAGTGCTGGAACATTTCAAAACTTAGGTGGATCTAGTTTGAGTCAGATTGCATTTCATGCTAGTGGACAGACTATATCAGGTGGCGAAGACATTTTTGGATTCTTTACCAATACTCCGGGTGTAACTACTACAGCTTTGGATGGAGTTAGAGACTTGGGAACTAGTATTCTAGGCGGTGGTCTAAACAACAACGTGCCCACAGCCGACCAGGGTAAGTATCCAGATGGACCAGATGTGTTGACATTGTGTGCTACTAATATTACAGCAGTTGCAACTAACTCAGTCAATGCTCGTTTAGGTTGGACAGAAAGTCAGGCTTAAGGATACAGAACAATGAGCAGCAGACCGTATATTGTAAATCGTACTGCAAACACCCAGCCTGTTAGTCAACAGCTGGGTGATGAATGGTTTGATGCCAGTACAAATACATTGTACAAGCAAGTGGCTGTGGGCGGCACCACTGTGACTTCATCACAAGTTTTGATGAATATTAACAATGTGGTCCAGACCACTGGAGAGATTCGTTCTACTAATAATATAATTGCTTTTTACTCTTCAGATCGTAAATTTAAAGAGAACATTCAAGATATTCCCGATGCTCTTAATAAAGTATCAGCGATTGGTGGTAAAACATTTGACTGGACTGATGATTATGTTGCACAACGCGGAGGTGAGGACGGTTATTTTGTTCAAAAGTCAGACTTTGGTGTTATAGCACAAGATGTACAGTCAGTGTTTCCACAAGCCGTTCGTACTCGTGAAGATGGTACATTAGCAGTTGATTATGAAAAATTAGTAGCATTGTCATTTGCATCAATTGTTGAACTCAAGACAGAAATTGATGAACTTAAGAGTAAAAATGTTAAAAGTACTACTATGATTGGTTTAATAATGAATTTATTAAAGAATTTGAAGTGCAAATTTCTGAAATAAATTCTAATTAGATAAGGATACAGAAGCGTGACATTACCAACTACTGGTGCATTATCATTAAATGATATACAAACTGAATTTGGTGGAACTAACCCAATCAGTTTAAGCGAATACTATGCCGGAGGAGGTTTAGTAGCTACTGGCATATCTGGAACTAATGGCGCAGTACCAAGCTCTGGCGCAATTAGTATCTCTAATTTTTATGGTACTAATGCCGGTATTCTTGGGCAAACTTTTGCAAATCTAACTAATTTTTCAACAAACTTCACAGTATCAGATGTTACATCAAATATTAATAATACGGCTTGGAATGGATCTATATTTTTAGCTTTGAGTTTTTCAGCACCAAATTGGACTATTCGTTCATCATCGGATGGAGTTAATTGGAATACGGTTTCAAGTAATCTAAATGAATTACCTAATATTAACAGTTTACTCGCCCGCACCTTGCAACAACGACTTTACTTTGCTAATGGTAGATGGGTTATTACATCACCTTTAACACCATTATATTTCTATTCTTCAAATAATGGTGTAACATGGACCTCAGGCACTTTGGCAGCAGTATTTGGCGCGTTCGGACCAAACAATATACAGATGGCATATTCTTCTAGCTTAACCCGTTGGTGTGTTGTTGCATATGGCGGCGCTGCAGCGTATTCCACTGATGGTATTACGTGGACAAGTTCATCAGCGTCATATGCTGCACAAGTTGCTTTAGCTCCAAATAATGGTGGAACTAAGATTGGCGGTTGGGGATGTGTTTGGAATGGAAGTCGTTTTATAAGCTTTGGCTACTCTTCAAACGGTTCTGGTAGTTTTTATCAAATGATAGCAATTACATCTGATGACGGTATTACTTGGGCGTATAGGTCTGGATGTGCTACTGCTTATGGAACAGCCGACTTTGGGACCCCAAGTGGTCCAGCTTCAATAACATATGACAATATAACCTTTTGCAGAACACCTGGATACCCAACTGTTTACACATCTGATGGAATCAATTATACAAAAATGTCTACTAGTGCTATTGGGGGACAGTTTGATATATTAAAATTGGGATCAACTTACGTAGCTGTTTCGCAACAGCGAATTGCAACATCAACAGATTTAGTTAATTGGACAACCAGAGTAACTTTTTCTACTACTCAGTCACCAGCACAACTTTCTAGATCATCAAGTCAGATATCATATACTGGTTCTATCGGACTATACTATAGATCAACAGATGGGACCACATTTCCAATTGGGTCACTTGGAAATTTAGCCATGACCGTATCTGGTATTATAAGAAATTCATCGACGGGATTGACAGTTGTTGTTGGAAATAATGGTACTTGTGCCACATCAACAAACAATGGAAGTACATGGACTTCACAACCTGGTTTAGCAGCAATTGCTGTAACCAACACCACTTCTTTGGCAAGTCTTAAATCTATTAATTATAATGGAATAAATTATGTTGCAACTGGTCTGGAGGGATCAGGCGAAACTTGTTTTGCTTGTTATTCTCCTGATGGAATTACATGGACTCGTTCAAACAGTTTTACTTCCGTTACCAGTTTCCTCTCGTCATCTACTACTAATTTGGTGTGGAATGGAACAACATTTTTAGTTGGCGAATCGCGCGGCTCCAGCCCTAGAGTCGTTCGTTCAACCAATGGTATTACTTGGACATTCTCATCTCCTGGATTTCCTAGTTTCCAAGCAAACTTTGCCAACGGGCATGCATTAGCATGGAGTCCCACATTAGGCTTATTTATTCTTACTAATGGACTAAGTTCATCTAGCAGAGCGTTAAGTACATCACCTGATGGTATTACTTGGACAAATCGGTCTACTGCATTCAACGCAGCCTACTCATCGTCAACAATGACCCCGAACTCTATTGCTGTAAGCACGAACAGTTCTCTGATAGTGGTAGTCGGTTCCGAAGGTAGTTGTGTTTCGTCAATTGATGGAATTTCTTGGACAGCGCGGCCTGGTCTTGCAGCGGTAACTACACAAAACATAACCACAATTGGTTGGACTGGATCTTTTTTTATTGCTAGCGGATTACTTGGCACGTGCGCTACATCAACAGACGCAGTTACATGGGTTTTAAGACCTAACTTCACTACAGCTTTTGGATCATCTCAATATCCTATATATTCATATTACAACGGATTTCAATTTTTTATTTTGGGATCTGGTGCAAATATTGTTAGATCACCCTCTTGAAAAGGAAATTAAAATGAAAATTAAACAAATACATTCAATGTTTTGGGCCAACCCTGAACATACTGCAGTTGGATTGAATGCAGATACAGATGAAGAAAATAATCTGATTATTGGAACTCCATATGATGGAACCTCAATTATTTGGGAAGCAGTACAAGCGTATCCAGTAGATCAAATTTTTGAACATACAGAACTGTGGAAATTGAATGGAATTTTGGATACTGATGAACCTATAAATCCGCCCGCCTCATAGCGTCACATATTTTTATAAATCAATCATCTAAATTTTAATTTTCTGTCACTAAGTTTCATATTAAATATATGTATGAAACCTATCGGCGGAACAGAATTACTTTACAATAACTTAATTAAATATACAGGAACAGATTGGTCTGATCAGATCAATTTGATTGTTTCTGTTTGTTATGAAGGTCTAATAGATCCAAATCGTGCAAACATTGTTTGGCAACATCTATCATACGATCAACAAAATATTATCGGTATGTTATATAAAAATTTTACCGATAATATAGATAAATTTGTTTATGTATCTGAATGGCAAAAAAATCAATTTCAAAATAGATTTCCAGTAGATGAATCTAAAAATCTAGTTATCAGAAATGCCATTGAAGATATTGAATTTAAATATAAACCAACTGATAAAATAAGATTGATTTATACCAGTATGCCTAATCGTGGATTAGAAGTATTACTAGACGCTTTTCAACTACTCAACAGATCGGATGTTGAATTGACAGTCTATTCATCCAATATTATCTATGGTAAAGGATATGCCACTAATTCACATATAGAACAATTGTTTCATCGTTGTCGTACAATGAAAAATGTTATCTATAAAGGTTTTGGTATGAATCAGGCAGTTAGATATGCACTTCAACAATCTCATATATTAGCCTATCCAAGTATATATGAAGAAACAAGTTGTTTATCCGCTATTGAAGCCGGCGCAGCTGGTTGTCGTATAGTAACAACTAATTATGGGGCATTATCCGAAACGTGTGATGACTATGCCACATATGTAGACTATAGTGATGATAGACAAGAACTCACACACAATTATTCTCAAGCTCTAAATGACGCTATAAATAATTATTCCAGTGAAGGTCTATTAGAACAAAGTGATTGGTTCAATCTAAGATATTCATGGAATATTCGTAAAACAGAATGGAATAAATTTTTTGGTGAATTATGCGTAAAGTAATGATTGGCACACCATGTTATGATGGTAGAATTGATGTTTGGTATGTCAATGCTTTAATGAACACTATTAAAATGGCTATTAAACGTGATATTGAAATTATACCTATGTGGGTAAGTTTTGATGCATTACTTCAACGTGCACGTAATGATACTATTCATGTTGCCTTAGAATCTAATGTAGATGATTTAGTTTGGATTGATAGTGACATTGAATGGCAACCAGAACAATTTTTCAAACTATTAGATTATCCAGTTGATGTAGTAGGTGGTACCTATCGCAAAAAAGGTGATAAAGAAGAATATGTTGTTAGACAATTACAGAAGAAACCACGAGATCCAATAACTAAATTAATTGAAGTTGATGGTCTTGGTACTGGGTTTGTAAAATTTAGTAAAGTTGCCATGCAACATTTATGGGACGTAAGTAAATCATATATGGATCCAAAAGACGACAAAGAACGTAGAATGATATTTGATGTTGTGATTCAAAATGTCGCCGGTGTAGATCAAATGATTAGTGAAGATATTCATGCATTTAATAAACTTAAAGATGGTGGATTTAAAATTTGGTTAGATCAAGAAATCACTTGTAATCATATTGGTCCATATAAGTTTACAGGTGACTTTGAAAAATGGTATAATAAAACAGTTCACATTACTAAACCAATCTTACCAGTAATGAAAAAACAATTATGAATAAACAATTTATTATGATGTCCGGAATTCCCAGATCAGGAAGTTCTGTTCTAGGATCGTTATTAAATCAACATCCATTAATTCATTCCAGTACTACTAGTCCAGTTATTGATTTAATAGAAATCATTGACAATAATTGGAATAATATTTCAGCTGCATATGTCAACAGACATCCAGATCAATACGGAAATATTATAAATGGTATGATCGCAGGTGCCTATCATCATATAGACAAACCTGTTATCATTGATAAAAATAGATTATGGCCTAGACACGGTAAGTTAATGATTAATGCATTAGGATCAAAACCAAAAATCATCTGTACGGCTAGAAGTATACCAGAAATTCTATCATCTTACATCTTGTTGATTAATAAAAATTCAGATAAAATTACATTTGTAGATCAAGATTTAATTGACAATAATTTAGCAATCAATAACAAAAATCGTTGTCGTATATTGTGGGAAAAATATATCAATCATCCATATACAAGTTTCAGAATGGGATACAATTCATTTGACATTGATATGTGTATTGTTGAATATAATGATATTGTTAATAACAGTCAATATACAATGAATAGAATTTGTGAATTTATTGGTATAGAAACATATCAAGTTGATATTAATAATATGCAATCAATGTTAGAAAATGATGATTATCATGGTGGTTTAAATGGATTACATGATGTCAGATCAGTAATGGAACGAGTGAGTCCAGAACCAGAATTAGTCATTGGTAAAGAATTGACAAAATTATATACAGATATGAAATTGGATTTTTGGAATAAATCATGAGACCAATAGTATTTTTAATGATCACTACAAAAAAGTCTGATCATTATACTGATTTGGCTATTTCAAGTTTTTTTAGATTTACTAAATTAAAATCAAATGATGTATTTTACTTGATTGATAATGATCAGATAGTTACTACTCAAAGACCAAATGTTACTGTAATTGTCAATGAACAACCAAAAAGTTTTGCCAAAAATATCAATGATATTATTAGTATATCTGATGGTAAGGATCTTATTATTCTAAACAATGATATTGTTTTTACTGAAAATTGGTTACAACCATTAACTCAACATAATAATGTTATTGTTATATCTAGTTGTAATCAAACACATGAATATACTACAGATCAATTAACATTGACAAATTCAATGTCAATGAATCAATTTGATAATAATTTTTATACTTTAAGTGATATTGTTAGACGACATAAACAACTTAATCCAGCTGGATTTTATGAAAGATTATTAATGCCATTTTATGCATTTAGATTACCTTATGAGATATATTCTAAGATAGGATTATTTGATGAAAGTTTTGGTGTAGGTGGTGGTGAAGATGTTGATTATAGAATTCGTGCAATTCAATTAGGATTCAATGTCAAATATACTACACAATCATATCTATTACATTTTCAAGGTAAATCATTATGGGACAGTGGTGAAACCTCTGATGAAACTAAACAAAGAGACAAAATATATTTTGATAGATTCATTGAAAAATGGGGATCAGATTTATCAAATCTGTTACTAGTAGGTGGACAACCTCAACCAATTGTTCAAAAATATTTATTAGAAAATAGTACAATAACTGAAATGATTAAAACTTTATTATCAGTTAGAGATGGAAATAGTATAGTATCATTGAAAGACGTATCGGCATATGGTTTACTATCATATATCAAAGAGTTAGGTACTGATCTTATCGGATGTGAATTAGGTGTTTGTAAAGGATATACTCTTAGACATTTCTTTGATTTGGCACCAGAGATTAGTAAAGTATATGCTATTGATAGTTGGACACCATATATGGATTGGTGGGGACCAGTTACACAATCAATGGTAGATCAATGGCGTGAATATGCTATGAATCTATTAAATCCATATATGGATAAAATAGAATTATTAGAAATGGATGCTACTACGGCAGCATCCTATATACCAGATCAAAGTTTAGATTATATCTTTATTGATGGTGATCATAGTTATTCAGCAGTAGTTAGAGATTTAGATAATTATTGGGATAAAGTCAAAACAGGTGGTATATTTGCTGGTCATGATTGGAATTTACCAGCAGTAAATCAAGCAGTTAATGAGTTTAGACAAAAGAATAATATTACTAATGAGATCAGATTTACACAATCTAATGTTTGGTTTTGGTACAAATAAAATATTTGAATGTCATTGTTATGATGTAAATAATAGTAAGTTTTATTATAAGAGAGTTAAACAATGAAAAAGATATTTTGGATTGATGGTGGTGCTGGTCGTGCAATTGCAGCAATTCCAGCACTTATTAAATTTGGTAAATTAAATCCAGATGTTGATTGGGCAGTTATGGTAGCCGCATGGGATTTCTTATATTGGGGTATTCCAGAACTACAAGACAGAACATATGGAATTGATACTAAAGGTGTATTTGACAATGTAATTAAAAATGCAGATCAAATTATTACACCAGAACCATATCGTTGTCCAGCTTATTTTAGACAAGAGATTAGTTTAGTAGAAGGATTTGATAGAGAAATTAATAATACTAAAGATCATAGTGATTTAGGTATACCAGTTCTTAAATTTAATCAACAAGAAGTTATGGTAGCAAAGAATACACTTGAAGATTTGAAAGCTGCACAGAAAAAACAAAAAACAGTAATCTTTCAACCATTTGGTCGCGGTGCCAAAATAGATAATCGTCAAGGTGTATTTGATGAAGAATCACGTAGTTTAAGTCAGAAAGATTATCTCTATCTTGTTAAGAAAATTGCCATGAGATATAATACTATTTTCTTTGGTGAACCAGATTTTCAATTGAAACAAGATACAGTATCACAAAAATATACATGTGATCTTAGACAATGGGGTGCATTGGTTCAAGAAGCCGATTATTTTATTGGATGTGATAGTGTAGGTCAACATATGGCTCGTGCAGTTGGAACTCCAGGTACTGTAATTTTTGGTAGTACATTTCCAATCAATACTAGTTATCCAGATTATTTTAAAATCATTGAAACACAACAAGTTAGAAAATATACACCAATACGTATTGCCGGATTAGATGCCACTTTAAGTAATAGATTAAATGAAGGAACAATTAATTTTACAACAAAAGAACTAGACGATATGTTTAATACTATTGTTGCAGATATTGAGAAAAAGGTACGATAATGGGATATACAATTTTAGCAATTAATCCAGGACATAATGGATCAGCGGCATTAGTAGTTGATGGTGAATTAGTATACTATACAGAAGAAGAACGACTATCTAGAAGTAAATATGATGGTAATCCATTTAAGGCTATTGTTCATGTATTGAATAATCATGTAGTTGATGAGTTAATTATTGGTGGTACTAATTCACAATTACCACAATTACCATGGACTGGAGAAGATCCATATACAGCATTGGTTAGAAAAAGTTGTCCAAATGTTAAAGTAACAAATCTTGGACATTTACATCATTTGGGTCATGCTAGTGCCAGTTTTTATAGTAGTGGTTTTGATACTGCTGCAGCCGTAATTGTAGATGGTGCTGGTTCAGTACATCAAGAACAAATTGGAGAAAATGGTCCAATTGCATCTGGATACGAAACTGAATCAATTTACTACTGTTCATATCCACATGAGTTTAACGCTGTATACAAGCGTTATAGCGATGGTAATGCCATGTACTATGATAATGGTATACAAGAGTTTGATAATACTGTAACCATTACTAAAGCCTATGAGGCCGTATCAGATTATCTTGGTTTTGGATTTATTGAAGCTGGTAAAACTATGGGTCTAAGTCCATATGGTACAGAAGATGTAGATATTCCAGATTTCTTTATTAATGGAAAAGGTAATAAGAACTTATTGATTCCTAGATATCCTGCTGGTGCACATATTGACGAGAATCATAATCCATACTTAAAACGATTTAATGATCCAAAAGAATGGCATAATGATTTTTCATTATGTCGTGATATTGATAAGAATTTGGCATATAAGATTCAAAGACAAACTGAAGAACAAATGATTGCTCTTATTGAAAAGGCAATTGATATTACTGGTGAACGTAATATTATTATTAGTGGTGGATTTGGTTTAAACTGTGTGGCCAATTATAAGTATGTTAAACATTTTCCCGATATTAATTTCTATATTGATCCAATTGCACATGATGGTGGAACTGCTATTGGTTTAGCCAAATATGCTTGGCATAATCACTCAAATGAAGTACAATTAAGAGAGTTAACTAGTGTATATCTTGGTGTACATCCAAACTATGATCAGTTAGATAATTTATTACAACAAGTACCAAATCTTAAAGTATCAGATGTAACATATGATACTGTAGCACAATTGATTGATGATGGTAATATTGTTGCTTTATTTCAAGGGGCCGCGGAAGCTGGACCAAGAGCATTAGGTAATCGTTCAATATTATTTGATCCACGTAGAGTAGATGGTAAAGATTTTGTTAATCAAGTTAAACGTAGAGAATGGTTTAGACCATTTGCTGGTAGTGTTATGGAAGAACATGCTTCAACATGGTTTGATATGGCTGGAATGAAATCAAGTCCATTTATGATGTATGCAGTTAATGTTTGGCCAGATAAAGTAAATGAAATTCCTGCCGTATGTCATGTAGATAATACATGTCGTGTTCAAACTGTTACTGAAGCACAAAATTTACATTACTATCGTTTGATTGAAGCATTTTATAATAGAACACAAATTCCAATGGTAATGAATACAAGTTTTAATTTAGCTGGTCAACCATTAGTAGAAAGTTTAGTTGATGCTTTTGTAACTATTCTGAATAGTGATATTAATTATTTGTATTTGCCAGAAATTGGAAAACTAATTAGTAAATAATGAGAAAATATAATTTCATATCTGGATTGCCTCGTAGTGGTACAACACTATTAAGTGCAATTTTAAAACAAAATCCTAGATTTACTGCTGGTATCAGTGATGTAATACAAGGATATGCAACTGCAATTATAGATTCTACTAATACATCTGTTGGAATAGATACTACTATTACAATTGAAAAACGTAAAGAAATTATTAGAAATATATTTGATACATTTTATAATGAAAGTAATGAAGTTTGTTTTAATACGAATCGTGGTTGGTCTGGAGCCACATCATTATTAAAAGATTTATATCCAGATTTTAAAATGATTATATGTATTAGAGAAATACCATGGATTTTAGATAGTTTTGAACAATTGAATGCTAAGAATCCATATACAGTTAAAGCATTATATCATCATCAACCGAATTTATCTGTATATGAACGAACTAATATGTTAATGGGTAATTTACCTAATTTTACTGGATATGTTGCTGGGCCATTAGCAAATGTTAAACAATCATTATTTTGTAATGAACGTGATCAAATTTGTTATGTTGAATATGATGATTTGGTTAAAAATCCATTAATAGTTATGAAGAAGATTTATAATTTTCTTGGAGAATCATGGTTTGAACATGATTTTAATAATGTAGAAGATTCATATGATGAATTTGATGTTGGTGTCAAGATTGAAGGATTACATAAAGTCAGAAAGCGTGTAGAATTTAAACAACGTAGACCAATTTTACCAAATGATTTATGGCATCAATATTCATCATCTACTTTTTGGAAGGATGGGTTTGATGATTTACGTAAACAATTAAATTGGATCAATTCAAGCGATATAAATAATATCGTCAGACAACAATCAACTGTAACAAAATCGTTACCTAGATTAAACAAACAACTTTAAGGAAACATCATGACAGAACAAACACAACAACCAGAAGTATCACAACAACCAGACCCAGTTATTATTCAATTAGTATTGAATTTTGAACAAATTAATGCAGTTGTTAATGCACTTGGTAAATTACCAACTGAAACTGGTGTCTGGCCATTAAGACAAGTTATTGTTGATCAAACTAATCAACAATTGACCGCTATTGACGCCGCAAAACAAACAGATCAACCATCAGAATAATCAAAAGGTCTAACATGAAAAAGATATTAATTATGGGATTGCCTGGTGCAGGTAAAACTACATTGGCAATATCACTCAAGAATTATCTTCAGGATATTAAATATGAAGGCATGGGCATTACTGTAGAATGGTTTAATGCTGATGATGTTAGAAAAAAGTTTAACGATTGGGATTTCACTGAAACAGGTCGTATTCGTCAAAGTTTACGTATGGCAGAATTGGCTGAAAAGTCAACTGCCGATTATGTTATTTGTGATTTCGTTGCACCATTAGTAGAAATGCGTAATAACTTTAAAGCTGATTGGACTATTTGGGTAGATACTATTGAACAAGGTCGGTTTGAAGATACTAACAAAGTTTTTATTCAACCTGAAATTTATGATTTTAGAGTTACTGAACAAGATGCCAACAAATGGTGTGAATATATTGCTTTGAAAATTTTAAATAATCAACGTAGACCAGTATTTGATTGGAAAAAAGAAACAGTACAAATGTTAGGTCGTTGGCAACCATGGCATGAAGGTCATCGTGCCTTATTTGAAAGATTGTTAGAAAAATCTGGTCAAGTAGTAATTCAAATTCGTGATGTACAGGGTTGGAATGATAGTAATCCATTTGCAGTTACTCAAGTTAAAAACTTTATTCGTAAAGATTTAGATCCATTATATCAGGGTCAATATGAAATACAAGTTGTTCCAAATATTGTACATATTGGTTGGGGTCGTGGTGTTGGATATACTAGTGGTGAAGAATATTTTGATGAAAACATTACTAGTATTAGTGGTACACAAATTCGTAAAAAAATGGGACTAAAATAAATGCGCTTTCATATCTTAGGATTACCGCACACGGTAAGTAGTAAAGAATTTAACGCTTGTGCCTATACACAAAAAGTAGTTAAGTTTGGTAAAATGATGACTGAACGTGGTCATACAGTTATTCACTATGGTCATGAAGATAGTGATTTAATATGTACTGAACATGTGTCAGTACTAACTAATGAAGATTTTAAAATCGCTTATGGTGATTATGATTGGAGAACAAACTTCTTCACGTATGATATGGGTGATCATGCTTATCAAACATTCTTTAAAAATGCCATTGAAGAAGTGGGTAAACGTAAACAACCAAATGATTTTATTTTACCATTTTGGGGTTCTGGTACAAGACCAGTATGTGATGCTCATCCAGATTTGATTTGTGTAGAACCAGGTATTGGATATGCAGGTGGTCATTGGGCACGTTGGAAGATTTTTGAAAGTTATGCTATCTATCATGCCTATTATGGTCTTGATGCAGTTGGTACATGTAAACAAGATTGGTACGATGTAGTTATACCTAATTACTTTGATCCAGATGACTTTGAATTTAAAGAAAAGAAACAAGATTACTTCTTATTCTTAGGTCGAGTATATAGTGGCAAAGGTGTTGATATTGCAGTTCAAGTAGCAGGTGAAATTGGTGCTAAATTGATTATTGCGGGTCAAAATCCTGAGGGTCGTACATTCCCGCCACATGTAGAATTTGTTGGATATGCTGACGTTGAAAAACGTAAAGATTTAATGTCTAATGCCAAAGGTGCTTTTATTGCTAGTCAATATATAGAACCGTTTGGTGGAGTTCAAGTTGAATTACTTATGTCTGGAACACCAACAATCACATGTGATTGGGGTTCATTTGTTGAAAACAATATTCATGGTGTAACTGGATATCGTTGTCGTACATTTGATCAATTTGTTTGGGCAGCCAAAAACATTGATAAAATTGATCCACGTAATTGTCGTGATTATGCCGAGAACTTTACACTAGATAAAGTTGCACCAATGTATGAAGAATATTTTCAAATGGTATTAGATGTTCATGAAGGAAAAGGTTGGTATCAAGATCATCCAGAAAGAGAAAATCTTGATTGGTTATACAAAGCATATCCTACACATCTTGAACATCTCAGAGTAGATGAAAGTAAAAAAAAAGAATAGTGTTTTACACCGAGCCTGAATGGGCTTTCGGTGTAATTCATTATGAATTAACTAAGTATCTATTTGAACATGAAGTCAACGCTACTGTTCTATCATGGAATATAAATTATAATAAACAAGAAATTCAGGAATTAAGCGACAATATTGATTACTTTGTTGCTAATCCTTATGGTATTTCTTTATTGATTGACAAATTTGGTATTGTCCCAGAAAAATGTATAGTAGTAGCACATGCAGTTCGTGACTTACATCATTTAAATATATTTTCTCCAGATAATAGAAAACGTTTACATAATTATGGTGTAGTTAGTGATTGGTTACTTGAACAAAGTATATTACTTAATATTGATAGAGTTCCAATGGTAGTTCCAATTGGTATTAACTATGAATCATTTGTTAGTGAGCCAAGTATAGAATTAAAAACTATTGGTTATTCCGGAACTATTAGTGATAATGCTATTCATAAAGATATCAAGCGTTATTGGTTAATTGAAGAAGTTTCACAAAGAACTAATCTTGATCTTAAACCAGCGGTAACATATCATAACAATTATGTAACTATGCAAGGTTATTATAAAACAGTTGATGCTGTAATTATTGCTAGTACAGAAGAGGGAGCAGGTTTACCAGCATTAGAAGCCAGTGCTGCTGGTAAATTAGTAATTAGTACACCAGTGGGAATATGGTTATCTAAATCAGGTAATACTGGTCATACAGTATCAATAGATGAAAAACATTTCTTAAATGAAACAGAACAATTATTAACATATTATAAAGATAATCCAGAAGAATATCGTAAAAAATGTCTGGAAACACAAAAACATGCCAAACTATATGATTGGTCTAATGTAATTAAATATTGGGTGGAGTTAGTACAATGAGCGAAGCATTAAACAATTATATTCAATGGGGTTGGCAACGTAAGACTGAGTTGTTAGATATTATTTACGAAAGAACTAATGGTAAAGTTTATCAAGGTCCCTTTACTGGAATGTCTATTGTTCGTAAATTTAGTTGGGGTGATGGTGATACGGCTGGTAAGTTATTAGGAATTTATGAAAATGAATTATATCCTGTTATTGATCAGTTAACAAAAGTTAAAAATTTTGATGTTGTTCTCAATATTGGGTGTGCGGAAGGATATTATGGATTGGGAATAGCAAGAAATCTTCCTAATACATTATGTGTATTATTTGATATTAACTCTACGGCAATCTCTATTTGTAGAGAAAATGCCAATAAAAATAATATAAACAATGTACAATTTAATACAGATTGTTCTGTTGAAAATATACGTAGTTATTTAGAAAAAAGCGAACGACCTTTTATTATAATGGATGTAGAAGGTCATGAGCGAGTTTTATTAGATTTTGATTTGATTCCAGAGTTAATTAAATCTACAGTTATTGTAGAAAGTCATGATTGTAATATATCTGGGACTACAGATTTAATTATAGAAAGATTTAAAGATACTCATGATGTTTATCCTATATCTCAAAGTGCTAAAAATCCTTATATTGACATTCTTTTTGATTTATGTGATAGTGATAAAATGTTACTATGTTGTGAGTCTAGACCTAGTACCATGACATGGGTTTTCATGACTCCTAAATTTACAAACATGAACTAGTAATTTTGGTTCAAAATGATAAATATATATAACAGAGTAACACTCTATAATTCATAAGGAAAATAACATGGGTCGCCCACTAAAAATCGCAAAAACAACTACTGTTGACATTGGTATATCAAATCAGACAGAAATCGGTAATATTGGTATCGTTGGTGGTGATGTAGCCACTATTAATACATTGGAAGTTACCGCTAATATTGAATATGCTCCTAGTCAATATGCCAGCGGAGCAAGTTATATTGTTCGTCAAAAAGGTACATATAAGTATCTAGTGGCTAACGTTGCAAATCCAGAACAACAAGGAATTTGTTATGTAACCAATAGTCTTACTCCAGTATCAGCTGGTCAAATGACAATTGTTGGAACAGACGCGGCAAGTGCAAATGTTATTCTTGCTGTTGTTACAAATGAATACTGTGTGGCTTTTGCCGATCAAGGAAATATTACTAATAGCCCAGTTACATCAGTGAATTTAGAGTTGGGTGATGCATACTATCCAAGTTTTGTTGCTGCTAATGCCGCTCCACAACCTGGTTCATTAACACCACCTGGACTATATCCAATACTATTGTTACCTACAGTTTAATATAGTACTGACAACAAAAAGCCGCTTAAGCGGCTTTTGTCATTTAATGGCTTGTTGAATTATATCTATTTTTTGTTGAATGATATCATAATTCAATGTAGCAAATAATCCACGATGTAATGGTTTTGGATAAGTTTTACCATCTACCCATGCATAACCAATATGTTCATTATTTAATGTTGGTATAAACTCATCTGATAACATACAATAAAATGTATGATAAACAAAGTTTTTATCTTCGCTGGTAAACTGTTCTATGGGAAATAACTTAGCTTGTTCTGGCCAATAATCTATTTCTTCATGACATTCACGTTGTAAAGATTCTAACAATGTTTCATCGCGTTCAACTTTACCACCAGGTAATCCCCACACATGTACATTCTTATCATTACGTAATAAAAATAAATGTCGTCCAGTAGATTGAGCGCAAAACATTACTCCTACGCCGTTAACTTGTCTTTTACTCATTATATTATAATACGCCAATCACCTTGGTTATAATAACCTTCATAACTCTTCATCCAACCTTGATCGGCTATATAGCGATATTGAACACCACTAGTTAAATTGGTTACAAATTGCATAACTTGTATTTGAGTAGTATCAAAACTAATAAACCATTCAGTTCCATCATATTCAATAATAGACCCAGCGATTGCGCCAGTGGTTAATCCAGGCCAAGCATTGGGTAGTGAATTATATGTTATTTGATGTGGTATATCAGCAACAATTAAGTAACGTTGACCAGAAATAGATGATGGTAAACCTTCTCCTGGATATTTTTGAGTTGGATCAATAATACTATCAACTGGATCCAATGTATTTTGTGGTAAAGTATCTGGATCAATATTATAGGTTAACAAACTATCATCAAATTGATCATAATCAATAGTACCCATGATTTCTGTACTTAGATATGGATTTTCTAAAGCTATCATACTAACTCCGGGTCTTATTACACCATATACGTTTAATACACTATGCCAAAATACAGTTCCTGGTGGTTCTGTTGGTACTTCATATGAAGTATTAGGTGGTTGATTTGGATTATTGGCTGGTAAAATTTGTAAATTATCACCTAACAATAATAGTTGATATCCATATGGTGTAATCTTTTGTCTAGTACCCAATAACAAATCATCATCTTGAATATCACT